CCATAATAACTAAAATTTGTAACAGCCGTACCATTCACGGTGACAATAACATCGCCATAGCTATCATCTATACCATGTAATAAAGTAAACCTATTATAACCGCTGCTTTCAAATGTTTCTGTACTTAAAAAATACCCTTGTGCGTTGCGCAAATCACCAACACAAAACACTTCGTTGCTTGTTCTATCATATATTTCAAACGAGTTGAAATCCATGCTAATATGCATACCATAATTGCTGCCAAGCACTATCGTATCGTCAAACGACGCAATCACATTCCCGTCTGCATCCACGATGTTCAGCAGCTTGGCATTTACCAAACCGCCGTCAATCGTGCCGCCGCGCAGATAGGTCGCATTGACATACAGCTGCCCGTTGTACAGCACCAGCCCCTGGGCCGCGCCGTTGTCGGTCAGGCGGTTGAAGATCTCCTGCTGGGTCAGCGAATCGTCGATGTCAGTTTCCACCTGTTCCATCGCCTGTGAAATCAACTGCGCCTGTTCTTTCGTCACGCCCACCGGCGCTTGCAGCTTGTTGATGGCTTCGGTCATGCCTTTGGATTCCAGCGCCGTCGTACCGTTCACCCCAAAGGCCACGTTGGTCAGCACGGAAGCGTGATTATTCCCGTCCTTGTCGGTGAATACCACCGAATCCATCGGCCACAGATACGGCGCGTTGATAACCGCCGCCGTGAATGGCCTGTAGGCGAACCCGTTCACCGCCGTGTTGATGGCGGGCAGCACCGTGGCAATCAGCGGCCCCGCCAACGCGTTGCCAGTCAAGTCCAGCGCGTAGTCATCCGTGCCATCGACGATCTCAATGCCGCTGTCGTTGGTGTACACAACGCCCGTCACCGTCAAGTCATTCTCGTACAGGTCACTGGAATATCGGTTGTCCATTGTGCTGACATAGCTTGTGCTGTTGTTGTACCACGAAAAGCGCAACTGCCCGTTCCAATCCATCCATGCGTTGGTCGCCATGATACCAGCGCACCACTGGATGATGTTCCGGTAGGTGATGATGCCGTTCACGGACGGCAATGCGGAAACGCTCACGGACGCGTTGGGCAGCGTCGCAATGCTCTGCGCCAGCGTCACCCCGCAAACGGTACACGCCTGTCCCACCAGCCCCGCAACCGTCGCGGGAAAGGTCAGCGCCGTGGCATCCACCGCCACGTCGAACATCGTCATCCGGTCAAGACATGTCAGGGAGATGGTCGCCATCCTGCGCGGCTGGATGTCCGGGGTGAACAGGCCGCACGGCACATACGTCACGACGGGGCTGGCCTGTGACCAGTCCGCGATGCCGATCTCGACGTTCAGTTCAGTGCCCTCAAAGATGATGCTGTCAAACTGTCCATTCCCGTTGAACAGCTTCAAACTCATCTGCGCCGCGACTGCCGTGCCCACCTCCAGCTTCTCGCCGTTGCACGCATAGCGGTCAAGCTGGAAGCTGTCCGCGACTACATCGTTGTCGGTGATGGTGATGGCCGTGCCGTTCTTGTCAGTGCCGGTAATGCGCAGCACCTTGGGCTGTTCAGCCTCAAACAGCGCCAGCACGTCGTTGCTGATCGGGTACATTATCCATCACCTCTCAATAATGTTGAATGTCACTGTCCATGCGTTGATGCGCACATTGTACGCAGACGCCCCCTGGTCGCCGGAATAGAATGTCTTTGTCACATACCCGTTCGCCAACGGGTCAAGGCAATTCACTGCCACATACTCCGGCGCAAACGCTGTCAGCACGGCGTTGGCCGTGGCGATGTCCACATTCTGCCACTCCAACTCCAATTTGCGCTTGCGGGTAATGCGGTTCTTGTGCATCAGGCCGCTTTCGCAGCGTCCGGCATCCGAATCGGAAATATCGTTGACCGTCCAATCGTATTTGGAGGGACAGGGTATTGCTACCCCGTCCACCGTCTGAATCGGATTGTACTGCTGGTTCGGCATACTCTGTCACCTCCTGTCAGGTTGTCACCGGCACGATGGTCGTACCGGCCCTGCGGTTCATCCGCTGCTGGGCGCGGTTGATGCTGTTGGCCGTCACCTCGGTGGTGAACTCCTTGGCTGCGATCTCGCGCATCAACTGCATCTTTTCCTGGTCACGCGCATTGTTCGGAGCCATCGCGTCTGTGAATGCGTCATACATCGCCCGATACATCATCTCGTAATCATCCTCAGCGTTACTGCCGCCGTCGTACATCGTCGCCGCGATTTTCACGCCGCCCATTGCGGCCCGTACCGCGCTGAACATGGTTGCCGCCAACTGGCTTTGATTCAGTACCTCCGTCCTGCCGCCGACGTGCCCGACCAACTCAGGCCCCGCCTCACCGGCCAGGAACATGCTGCCGTGGGCATTGGTCGTGCCGTTGGCGTACTGCGGGATATTCTTCCATATGCCGTTGGCAAAGACGCCGCCAAAGGCACGTCCACGTCCTGCCCCGCCGCCAGATGTACTACCACCGCCACCAGACGATCCCCCGGATTGGTTTACTTTTACATTTGCAGTAAGGTTACTTTTTGAATTGTTCCAACCATCTTTAAACGCTTTCCACGCCTCTGACCCTGTAGGACTAAGGTCAACTTTGATGGTGACGGATGCATTATACAATCCAAGGTATCCTTTCCAGCCATGCTCTGCGGACATCCAACCTGTACTCTTGACAAGCGTAGCGGTGATTGTTACAGACAAATCTTTCAACCCAAGGTACTTTTTCCAACCGCTTTCCATCCAACCTTTGGTCTTGGTAAGAGTGGCAATGATTGTTGTAGACAGTTTTGTCAAACCAAGGTATTTCTTCCAACCGCTTTCCATCCAACCTTTGGTCTTGGTAAGAGTGGCAATGATTGTTGTAGACAGTTTTGTCAAACCAAGGTATTTCTTCCAACCACTTGTCATCCAACCTTTGGTCTTGGTAAGAGTGACGATGATTGTTGTAGACAGTTTTGTCAAACCAAGGTATTTCTTCCAACCACTTGTCATCCAACCTTTGCTTTTTACCAACGTAACTGTAATTGGAATATTTTCATCTTTTAAATCATCTAAACCCAACTCATCCAACGGCGAATCTCCCCATGTTTTTTTAACAGATACAGACAAGGTTTTATCTGTTAATTCATCCAGTGCGCTCCAATCGCCCGGCTCCAAATCAACCTTGATCTTCCCATCAGGAATATCAATGTGGTCGGGAATATCTATATCTACATCCCCGTCACCCTTCGGCCCAAACAACCATCTGAACCAATCAGGGATAACGGTACTAAACAAATTCTTGATTGCATCCCAAATAGCACCAATCAGCTTCGGCAACTGACTGATACCCCATGCTCCGATAGCAACGGTTCCAATGCCGAACAGCCATTTCAGCCAATCCGGCCAACCGCTTGTCAATTCTGAAAGGTCTTTAAAAAAACCTTCCAATGGTCTTTCTTCAAACATGGCAGAAGGGCTTGGGCCGCTGCTCCCACCGCCACTTCCGCTGCCGCTGCCGCTGTCTGTACCAGTAACAGCTTTATCTAATTTATTTATTTCATCAAAACCAAGAATTGAACGCTTTAGTTTATCTACATCCTCTTTAGCCTGATGGGCCGAATGGCTTGTAGAGCTTCCCCATTCAGCCGTTGCGGTTGTTGCCGCCTTCACCGCCGCTGTATAAGAAGATTGACCACTGATTGCCGCAATAAACATACTAAAGAAGTTTATCACTTCAACCAATAGATTTATGACTGTATTCAGCGCAGGTGTTAATGCTTCGATCAATGGTGCTGCTAATGCGCCAAGACTATTTTTCAGATATAATGTACTTGTAGCAAGACTATCTAAACTTTTCGCAAAATGACCATTAATAGCATTGCTATACTTATATATATTTGTGATTCCTTCTCTGAATGCAGAAGTTATCCCTTTAATTATCGTCCTAATAAAACGATAGTACGCAACGCGCTTCAACGCATTCCAAAAATCGGAAATCCCCGCCGTCCCCCGCTTCGCCGCATTTCCGGCTTCCTGCGCAGCACGACCATAATTGCGGGTATGCTTCTCCGCATTGCCCGCCTGTTGTCCTGCTTCCTGCGTCGCTGTTCCCGCATCCTTCGCACCAGCGGACAAATCCCGCAAGCCGCCGCCAGCCCTGGTAGCCGCCCCGCGCAAGCCGCCAGCCGAAGAAGCAAGGCGGTCAAGCGCACTTGCAGCACTTTCGGCACTCGCTGTGACCTGTATCGAAAGATTGTCAATCGTCGCCATTGCCGTTCACCTCCTGCTTCTTCGCTGCTTCTTTCCGTCGTTTCAGTTCGCGTTCGCTGTCGGCGTTCATCTTCGCCAGATAGCGTTCATAGTTTTCCTTTTCCCGCCGTTCCTGCTGTTCCCGCGCTTCTTCCTCAGTAACGGGCCACGGCTCGTCAGGATAGTGCCCAGGCTTCGCGTCCTTCACAAACGGCTTGATGACAGGCGCGGCGCACATGATTGCGTTGAATACATACGCGCCCTGCCGCCAACGCGCCCATTCCTCCTGCTTGCGTTTGATTTCAAACGCTTCACGGTAGGCTTTCGCCAGCCACGATGGGCCTTGCCAGTATTCCTCGTAGGACATTCCCATCGCCATGTACAATGGGAACATCCTCATGAAGAACTCAGTAATCGTTATCGGTTCGGACGGTTCCTCTACAGGGTCGCCGTCCAACTGATTCCGTTTCCCTCGTCACCCTTGTCCTCGATCAGCGAATTGTAGGTTTCGGAAACCATGCGCCGCAGGGTGTCCAACAGCTTTTCCTTGTCGTTCATCGCGTCGAGGATTTCCTCGATCACACGGCTGCTGGTCTTGCGGTGGTTCTTATAGAACGCACCGGCCCACAGCATGTCCAGTTCGATCAGGGGTGTGCTGCCGCTTTCGCCGGGTTTGAATCCCGCCGCTTCCATGCGCTTGACGGATTCACGGGTATATTCCAGACAGTAGTGGTTGCCCTTGTAGTCAAACGTGATGCAATTCGCTTCTTTGATGTCAGACATGATCTTATTCTCCTTAAACCGTTATTTTTAAAAAAGGGGCGGGAGGGAACGCCCCCGCCCATATGGAACTGTTATCAGGCCGACGTAGCAACTTCCTTCACGAACAGCTTGCTCATCGTCAGCACCACCGTCATGTTGCGGACGGTGTTCGCATCGCCGCCGTTGACGTAGATGTCCAGGTAGCCCTTGCCGACGAACTTGCCGTTGTGACCGTCCGGCTCACCGGAAGAATTCGCACCGAACCATTCTGCGACGTTCAACTCCTGTCCCTTCAACGCCTTGATGGTGTCGAACAGGGTGGAATCGTAGTTCAGGGTGTAGTTCTTCTGCCCGTTGGCTTCAAGGCCGGGGATATAGGTGTGGGCGGGGTCGCTCTGGGTGGTCGTTTCAAGCTGCTCCGGGGCAGCGCCGAGATCAGGGTCAGTTTTGAAATCGAACAGCTTCGCCCACGTCAGGGTGCCGGTGCCGGTGCCCTGCATAAAGTAGGACTGATAGGTGGAAATCGCCATGTCTCATTACCTCCTGTATATGGTTTGGTCTTTACCGACAACAGCCTGATACCGGGCCGTCATGCGGTAGATCGTCGCGTCGTTCATGTTCTGCACGGGGTTCAGAAATGTCCGCGAAAAGCCCATCTGCGCAAACTGGTCATCCACCAGCGCAATGATCTCCTTCGCCTGAACCTTCTTCCCCGTGTTCTTGTTGCTGAAAACGTCAACCTGGTACATCACGTCTGCAAAGTTCTCAATGTTCGCGGTGTCCCGTCCTCTCAGATGAACGGTGTTATCCTGCTCTACGATGAATACAGAGGGGAACTTGGGCGGCTGGCTGACGTATTCCGGGGCGACATAGATGTTGCTTGCGCCGTACTCAGTGCGCAGCGCGGTTGCGATAGTCGTAAAGACCTGGCTTTCGATGTCTATCACGAACTGAACACCTCCCGCGCAATCTGCTCAATATCGTTCACGACGCTCTGTAAGGCCCTGTAGAGGGGCATGGAGGCGGGTGTGCCATGCGTCAAATGAAGTCTCCCATCATCCCCCGTATAGCCCCAAACCTCTTTTTTGCCATATCCAAAACCATAACTCCCGATGGTGAATCCCAACGCAGGCCCCAACGGGTTAGGTGAACTTCCTACAGCCCCGTTGTAATACACGCCAGCGCCGAACTCCATGAACACTGCGTCCTCGCCGTTCGCAATCACCAGGGTCATGTTGCCGTTATCCTCGACAACCACATCTACGCTGCCTGTGATTGCACCTTCCCAAAGGTCATCCTCTGCTACGGCGGTATTGAACACCGTGCTTGCGTCCTTCGCTATAAAGTAGGCAACACGCTCCCGCAGTTCATCCGTCTTGCGCTTCACCCAATCGGCATAGTCCCGAATCTCTTTCACCGCAGCGTCGATGCTTGCGAGGTTGAAGATGTCAATGGTTATCGTCCGGCTCATGAAACAGTCACCTTGCTGATGCCTATCACAGTGCTGCCGAAGTTCGGCAACCCGCGCCCGACCTTCCGCACGATGTAGTCCCACGGGGTTACGATCTCGCCGTCAGCGTTGACTTTCAGTGCGCCGCTTTCGTCGAGTTCGGGTTCCACGTCGATCCACAGCACCGCGTATTCGTCAATCGGGGTGTCCCTGTCGCCCGTGACAATCACCTTGTCGTACTGGTCATCGTCGCCAAACTGCCTTGCAATGACGCTGCCCTTCGCGGGTGAAATGTTCGCACTGGTCTGAACAGGGTTTTCATACGTCGCGTGGGTTCCCACCTGTAGGGGATTGCCGAATTCGTCCTCGCGGTAATCCTCCACGGTTCCCGCGTACAGCGCATACCAGAACGGTTGCATATTGCGAAAACACATCCTGCTCATGGCGCATCACACCTTTGCGTAGGCAATGACATTCTGCCTGATGTACCGGGTCATGTCCGTAAAATCAAAGTGCCGATGGATGCCGTTTTCAATGGAAACGCTCTGACCCTCAAGGCCGCGTTGGGTGAAGCCATTCACCACGGCGTACACCTGTGTCATCTCATAGGCGGGCGGCACGTCGTCGGGCATATCGTCCGGGTTGTAGCTGAACCGCCATTGAAGAATTTCGGTCTTGGCCAGGGTCAGATAGGACGTGATTGTGTCATCGTCGGGCGCGTCAGGCCCCATGATGGTTTTAATCATTGCCAGCTTTTCCTCGGTGGTCATCCATCAACACTCCTTTCTTACGACTTCTTCACGGTTTTCCCGCCCCGTTTTACGGGGGCGGGTTCCTTCACTTCTTCCTTCGGCTCCGGGATAATTCCCACCGTGATGGAGCCATCAGGGTTGCGCCGAATCATCAGGCGTGAGACACATAGATGCCGTTCGTCTTATGGGACAGCACCCACGCGCCGTGAGCGAACCTCATGTTCAGCTTCCAAGCGTCGGCCTCCTGGTTCACTTCGGGGGAGAAGATGCGAGGCACATAGTGCTTCATCACCTGGAGGACAGCGGACGGATGGATGATCATGTAGTTGATGGCATCACCAGCAGCGGTGTAGTCACCCGCGCCGCTGGAGGTGCTGGGGTTCGCCAGCGTGATGCTGGTGTTGAAGCGGGGCTGGGGAACGCGGATGATCCTCATGTCGTTGTAGATTTCAACGCCATAGTTGACATTGTTCTCGCCGTTCATCACCATGCGGGTGATACCAGCCTTGATCAGACCGTACACGGCGGGAGACACGAACAGGATGCGGCCCTCATAGGGAACCTCGGCGTTGTCCAGCGCAACGGAAGCTGCGTCGATGGACGCGATGGTAGCAGCACCAGCAGACAGGGTTTCAGTAGTGACGTTCGAGGCAGCAGCGCCAGAAGCGTACTGCGCGAAGCGGAAAGCGTCCACTTCGGGGATAACATGCTGACGCTCCACGGTGGACAGCAGAGAACCAAAGGCCATGCCCAGGGTTTCGTCGTTGTCCAGAACGTCGATCATGTAGCTACGGCCACGGTCGGTCTCCAGCACATAGGGCTGCCAAGTGCCGGTGGCATCGCCGGGAACAAAGCCAGCATTGCGGTCATAGTTGCCCATGCCGACAGTGGTCAGGTTGAAGATGTTCACGGTGTTGGCCCCGGTGAAGTTCACGAACTGGTTCGCGGTGTCCAAAATAGCGGACTTGGAATCCTGCTTGTAAATCTCATCCAGGAACGGCGCGTACTTCGCAGCCAGAGCGATCTGGTTTGCGACAGGCGCGGTAACGGTAGTCGCCATATCTCATTACTCCTTTACGATTTGATGGGTATGCCCATCCACTGACGTATCTTGTCGTCCTCAGACTTGACAGCGGTATTCGTGGTGGGCGGGATGCCAGCCGAAAGACCCGGCTGACGGTTCAGTGCTTCGTTGTTCAGGCGGGTTGTGGTCGCCTCAACAAACGCTTTCAGGCAGTCGAACACGGAATCCATGTCGCCATCCGCAAGCGCGGTAGCAGTCTTGCCAGCAAGTTCAGCGTCCATGTTCAGCGCAAGGCATTTGCCCGTGTAGTCGCTGACGCGCTTTTCCTTGCGCAGCGTTTCCAGTTCTTCCCGCATAGCCTGTTCCTGCTCGGCACGTTCAGCGGCGGCACGTTCGGTCTCGGACTGTTTTTCGCGCAGCGCCCGCTTGTATTCAGCGGCTTGGCTGTTTGCGCGGGACAGCGCGGCTTTCAGCTTCTCGATTTCCGGGTTGTCCGAATTATCGGGCTTAACAGGCTCAGTCTTTGCGGATTCGGTCTGTTCGGTCACTGTCTGCTCGGTCGTGACAACATTGTTTTCATCCATGTTCTTAAACCTCCGTTTGTTTTGGCGGTCTCTCCGCTCTGTTTTCCGTTTTAGCGTCTTGTCATGACGTTTGCGGGATTAACGACCTTCCCTGGTCGTGTTATATTGATGGAGAATGGCTCCATTTATAACCGTAAGATAATTCAGCTTTTCCAACCATCTGCGCCCAAATGTTCCCCTTTCGGAAACCTGTTGAACGCTGTACCTCTGCCATGCTCGGGTATTCTGCTACCAGTTCACCGTCAGGCGTAAACTGATAAACCTTCTTTGATTGTTTCCCGTTGGTGTTGCTCCTGCTAATTCTCTGTCCCCTTGTTCCGTGACATGAATTTGCTTTATGAGAACACCATTCAAGGTTACAAGCCCTGTTGTCTGCCTTATCTTCGTTGATGTGATTGACTTCTGGATAATCATTCGGATTAGGACAAAACGCTTTTGCAACCAACCTATGAACGCTATACTGCTTACCATTCTTGCCCTTTATCGCATCTTTACCATAGAGCCATACACCAACATATCCATGCTGTAGAGGTTGCGGTTTCAGTGCTTTCCCCTCTGTTACAAGGTCATATTCCTTCTTGCTTTGCACTATATGAATTGTCCTCGATTTACTCCTGATATTTCCTAAATCGCTGACTTCATACAGCCCTTCATAGCCAACAACATCTTTCCAAACTTCATTCATGGGTGTTACCTCTCTTTCTTCAAGAGAGGGCGGCGGGAGTATACCCCGCCAGGAGTCACCCTCTTATTATTTCAACAACGCATCGGCAGTTGATATTATTCTCTGGTAGAGAAAACATTCCCGGCGCTTCCGCGCTGTCTCCATCGTAGGTGTAAAACCTTGCATTGTATGGAACTTCCATACCTTCAAGGTATGAGTGAGTGTCACGAACTCTGTCATCCATCATCGTCACCCACCGCTTTACTGTTCCATCCTGTGCATTATTGACACTTACCGTATCTAACGCACCTTGGTTATATATCCTTGTGGCGTCAGTTTCGGCTATCCTTTGGATGTCGTATAACGTCCCACCACTGTCGTAATAGTCCATTACACGCTGTTTCCACGTTTCACCGGCCACCTTTGCAAATACAGCCGCATCTATATCCTCTACAGATGGTGATCGAACCGTACCAAGTTCGGTACTTGTTGCAGTAACCCCACTTGCATACGCAATCAGGAACAGGTCAAGCAACTCGTCTATGATGTCCTCTGCGTCCTGCTTCGACTTGATCCTGCCGGTTCCAGGCTTGCCGTCCTCTCCATCGTCGAAATGAACCTTCAACCTGTCCTCCAGAGCGTTGATCTCGTCAATCGGGAGAATCGTCATACCTCTCAATCCTCCCTTTAGCAATGGCGAAATAGTCAGGGTCAAGCTCTATGCCGATGAAGTTTCTCCCCGTCTGCTTACAAGCAATCCCTGTCGTTCCACTACCCATGAACGGGTCAAGAACGGTATCGCCATCATTGCTCCATGAAAGAATATGGTCGTTAGCAAGTCGCAGCGGAAACGCCGCAGGGTGTCCGTCTTTGCCATTCGCTCGGCTATTTAGCCACCAATTATTTCTCTTTGAAAACTCTGGAGAAATACGACTTTTACCACATTCTTCGTTTACGCTACCATCAGCGAATCTTCTCCCGCATCCAACTCGAACTCTGCCAGCAGTCTTGTTCCTTCTGTCTCTGATGAGATTTACATGTTTGGGTTTACCTTTCGACAGAACAAACATATATTCAGTATTCTGCATATAGCAGTTGACATTACCAAAGCCGCCGCCGCCTTCTTTGACCCAAATCATCGTATCGTGAAGATTGAAACCAACATCCATAAAGTACAACGCTTGTCTGAATGATGTCCCTGTTTCGCTACCGTTGATTGTCGCGTCGGCTACCACCCACACAACCACGCCGCCATCTTTGGTAATTCGCCAAAGCTGTTCAGCAATCGCCTTGAACTTCTCAAAGTTCCATTGGCTGATATTGCCGTTGTAGGTTCGCAGATTGTCATAGGGCGGCGAAGTCACAGTCAGGTCAATACTGCAATCAGGAATCTCCTTCATCCGCTCGAGACAGTCACCTTGCATCAGCGTTATGCTCATACGGAACCACCCGTTTCATTCTCGCCGTTGTTCATTCCGCAAACCCCCAAATATAACCACCAGCCGTCTTGTAATGTCCTCGGCAACAAAGCCCTATACTGTTTTCAGGGACATTGCACTCGCGCCCTGCAATCCGAATCGACGGGTATGTTGCAATATAATTGCCGTCAATGTCATATTGATTCACACGTTTTTGGTTCCTTTTGTGTATATCATCAATGTTTGTCGGCATTTTCCCCTTGTTCAACTTTGACAGGTGCCTCTTTTGCCATTCAGGACAAGGTTTCCCACGCTTAGCATCACTTATCTTTCGACCAATTTCGGGGGAATACACTTGATCTTCATACATACCACCTGGGCTTACGTTATATCCCTTATCTTGATTCGTGGTATCATATTTCCGAATGAGTTCAATTTCCATGGCTGACGCTTCTTTCATCGTCAATCCATCACACAAAATAATGTGTTGAAACGCATCCCATCCGTATTTTTTTATCGCCCTCGTAAAATGAGAGTTCCCATAATACCCAAACCCATAGTTCCAACGTTTTTCCGGCTTCTTGCTTGTTACGCCAATATACCGCTTACCAGACGGCGATATATGGCAATACACACAGTATTGCTTTTCCATACTTCCTCCTGTATGACCTCAATGTTGAAAGGGCAGAAAGCGGTGAGGATGCCGCCTTTCGTGTTGCAATCACTATCTGCCCTCTACAACCAAATCAGATTCCGTCATCGTCATCGACGGTCACGGATTCAACCTTCTCCTGAACCTCGTCCGGGTTCCCCCAACGCTTTTCAATCCATTTCTTGCTTGCCTTAACATCAGCAACAGGGTCATTGGATACACCAGACTTCGCAAACGCGAGTTCAGGAGAAAAGCCGGTAGCCATAAGCGTATTACACGCTTGTGCTTTCGCTTGAATATTTTGCATTTCGCCGTGGTCGAAGTGAATCTCAAAGTCGGACAGGCTGATGTCCAACAGTCCGCGCCGTCGCAGGATTTCCACGAAGATGCGGTCAAACTGCTTATTGCTCTCCTTGAACAAGTCCTCGGTGTTTCGGGCCGCGCAATCGGCCTGATACCATCCGCTGTTCGCCAGCACCGCGCTGCCTGTGGTGTCATAGGTCGTGCCGTGTTCGCTCACCAGCGGCATGGCGCATATCCTGTAGACCTCGTTTTTCAGATGGTCAATCAGGACTTTGGTCTGGGTTTGATCGAGGGGCTGGCTCAAAATCTTAAAATCGGCTTTGTTCTCGCCAATGGATTTCAGAACGATCATTCCCGCCCTGCGAATGTCATTGGAAGTCGTGCCCTCCGGGAATTCGCAGTTGGTCGCCACGGCAAGGCTCTGAATGAACTGCTCCACGCCGTCACAGGCATTGGACACGATGTTGTTGATCTCGTCCAACAGGGGTAGCACACTTTCAAACGCGCCCATGTTGATGCTGTTGTACCGATACTCGATAATCGGGATCAGCCCCAAAGCGTTCGGCTCCACGCTGTCCACGTTCACAGCCGTTGCGAGGAACGAACTGTTGACCTGCGTGGTCAGCATCTTGCCCGTCACACCGCCAGACAGGTGATACACATAGTCGCGGGTGTACACGTCGAATTTGGCGCGGTCATCCACCACAACCATGTTCACGCCCATTACAGGCTCATTGCCGGGACGGAGGCTGTACACCACGAAAGCGGAGCGAGGGTCAAGCGCATAGCAATGGACAGGCGTTTCGGGGTCATTGTCTCGGTCAGGCTCAATGAGAATCACGCCCTTGCCGACAGTGTGGAACCAGTCAACGGCCTTGTTATCGGCAGCGTGCTTGTACGAACGATACAGGAACTCGTTCAGCTTGTTCACTTTGCCCTGCGCACCCGTGTTACGGGCCACATAGAACGCGGGTTTGGTCAGGAAATAGCCGTTCTTGAACGCCACGATCTCATCTGCGTGGTTTTCTTGCACGATGTTGAGGATTTCAGGCCGCACTTCCTTCGTCCTGCGTAGGATAGGCTGAAAATTGCGCCGATACCAATACAAGAAATCTTCTTCGAGAAGGTTCTTGACATGATACGGCAACGCCGTATTCAGTTCAGAAACCACATTCTCAGCCGTGATTTCGTCGGAGGACGCATAGATGTCCAGCCGCCCGAACAGGTCATTAGAGATAACCTTCATCACGGCGTTTCCCTCATTGTCCATGCGCTATCACCTCCGAATCCAAAAAGTAAAAGGCCCCAACGTGCATCATTTGCACATTGGAGCCTTCTCCACTTCCCCGCTGACCTTTCAGCGTGGGGTTTATCGCCGCGTAATATGAAGTCCTACACCATCGCTTAGCAGAACTCATCGTTCCACAACATGACGCAGCAAGTATTATTCAATCACCAGCCGCTTCTTCCGAACGGTCTTGATGTTCAGGGTTCCGTCAGGTTTGCGATAAATCTCCACCTCAAACCCCTTGTTCAGCCATTCATTGATGGCCGCAACCTCTTTCTCTGTCAGCATAAGCGCCTCCATAGTCCTATCTAAGCCTATACTAACATAAACATTGACATTTGTCAAGTAGTTTTGCTTGACAAAACTACATTTTTTTGCTGAAAGTTCGGTATTTCACGAACATTAGACGCATGTACACACTATATTGTTCGGTTTTAGAACGGCATCTTCACGATTTTTCCATCTCGTAGTCATCACACTTATGCCAAGATTGACTTGCTTCGTGATTTGGTAATTTACAATTACAAATCGGACATCCAAATTCATCCTCATATTCATCATCTTGAATACAATACTTGCAATCATAGCACAAAACGTCGCCAAGCATACAATCACCTCAGAAAGTATTATATCATCAAAACGGCCTTTTCACGATCTCCACCCGGTTCATGCCAAACGATGATTGTATGAACTCTGCCAACATTGAAAGCGCATCAGGAACATCGTCATGCTTATTCTTACCAGCCGTCGTATATGCGCACATCATTTGCAGGAACCGACGATATTCCTTGTCTTTCTTTATCACAGAATCATCTTTGAACAAACAATGATCCAGGATAAACGGTTGGGCGACAATTATGCGCGTTTCCTTATTCGCCGTCGTGTACTTCGTTGTCAACTTTGCCCTGCCGCCTAATTCCTTGACCATCCCCTGAATCTTCTCGGCAATCTTGCCGCCAGCTTGGTTGCTCTCAAACCGCGCAATCTGTACATTGCGCTCTGTCAGCATTGAAGCCAACCGAGGTTCCACCGAATCGTTATTGCTATTATCACAAATCACAGCGTCAATATAGAAATCTGCCCCATACTGATACGCAATCGGCATAACGCAATAGTCAGAACCCTTTGTTTTCGTGTCACATACCGCCACAATCGCGTCGGGTTCACCGTCAGGCAATTCAAAATACCTACGCAATTCATCCGCGCTGTAGAGAAGGCCGAAACGCTCTACGGGAACGTTCATGTACAGTGCCCGCCAGTTCACATCGTCCATGATCTCCCGTTGCTCATGGTAGAACTGTGTCGAAAATCCAACCCCATACGGATAGTCGAAGTTGCTATCATCGTTTTCATCCACAGCTGGCATGACTATAAACCGAACCCTGTCACCATCGCCATATTCTGCTTCCAACCGCCCTATAATGTCCCCGGTTGACCAGCGGGTTGCTAAATGCAGTTCCTTGCACCGTCCGATTTTCCTCTGCCGCAAATCCGTATTGTATATCTCCCACAGCTTGTCCAACCGTTCCCGCGACATGGCCACCTCAATGCCGCTTACAAGGTCATCACAGTACAAAAGCTGCATTGCCCTGTACAGACCGGCATTACCTGTCCCGATAGACGTAAACTGCAACGTTTCAAACCTTTTCCGCTTCCCCAAATCAATCCTACAGTCTTTCGCGTTTGTGCTTGACAGTTGAACGTCGGGAAATACGTCATGCCACATGTATTCACCCTTTACGTCCATAATCCTCAAGCATTCATCATACGCACCCCGTACCCACGAATTACTGTGACTGCCCGTCAGTATCGGTTCATCAGGGTATTTCCCCGCCAGCCATGTCAGGTAGAATATCGCCAACGTGCTTTTCCCCGTTCCGGGCGGCATACTGATTGCCAACAAGTCCAGCCTGTCATCCGTCAAGTCCTGCAATGCGTCCACTACCACTTTCAACTGCTTGCGCCTGGGTATATAAAACTTCTTGCTCGGTTCCCTTCCCCATTCCACATACTGCAAATACGAATCAAAGTCATACGGCGCTGCCGCCAACAGCACTTCCTTGTGCAGCCCGTACAATGCGCCCATCTCAGCCCTGTTCACAACGGCCATCGTTGGCATTGCCTCTGTAATGCGCTCAGACAGCCATACAAGCCCGTTCACAGCCTCGGCCACTGAATCCTTCATCAGCAGCTTACACGCGCTGTAATGCCCCTCGTAGCCCCTGTAGCTGTACGGTTCGCGCTCTATCTGCGCCGCCAACTTTTCAATCAGCTTCTTCGTGTCCATGTCCAAATCCTCCTGCATCAAGTATATCAGTTGCGCGTAATTATTTCAAGCGCAATTCGTTTCCCCGGATTTTTTTCAAATTCTCTGAAATACTCGAAAAAATCAATGAATGGGGGGGGATTCTATCCCCCCATTCATGATTTGATTTTTTATTTTTTTTTTTTTTTTATATATAAGGCAAAAAAAAATTTTGAAGCCCCATGTAACCGTTTGAAATATCCGTTTTGTAACTATTCCGCACCCCGCCAGATGGCCGAATTATGGCCGTTTTTTTCTTCTCGCGGGCGGGGGAGGACTAACCCGGCCCGAAATTCCCGAACATGGTATTCCCCCTGGGGTGACATGGTATTCAATACCATATGATCTGATATTGCCATATCTATTCGTTAAACATATAAATTTAGCGAATAGATATTGCCCGAATTTGTACACCATAGGGAACATGTGTACACCATAAGTACATGCATAAGAAATATGCGTATAAACATGCACATTATACAGTCAATATACGGCTATTATACAGCCTTTATACATGGCGTATACAGCTTGTATGCATTGAAATAACCGAACATTCCCCATGCAAAACAGGCAGAATGTTCGGGTTTTTGACAAAGGTTGACATGTGTCAAGGTTAGTTATAATCGATACTTATAAATGCCCCATAAATTATAAATATCGTTTATAAGTACCATACATTCATTGGTATTGCTTATAGATATGGCATGAATTATAAGCAAAACTTATAATTGTACGACATCGCAGGAAGCCCAGGAAGCCCCATGCAGCAGCCTGTTGGAATGGGCTTGGGAATGGTGCAGGAAGGCAGAGAAAAGCCCCATGAAGCCTTGTGGATGGCTCTCTGGGGCTTGTGGTTGATGATGTCAGCAGTCATCATCACATGGCATCTGATCGCCTGGATCATCGGGATCATATCCGTCATCGCCTGGATGGCCATGCTGGATGTATGTCTTTGGCTCTGGTGATGATGATGGCTCTGCTGGTGCTGTTGGTACAGAGATACGCTTGCCAGTCAGATCGACAATTACACCATTATTGTGTTGGAAAGCAATCAAGTCAATAGGCGAGACATGGAGCAGATCAACTATCTTGGCTAACTCTGCCCATGATGGAAGCTGCTTGTCATCGCCTCTAAACTTTTGCACTGTTGACTCGCCCAGTACTTTGTCACGCCGGATTACATAGGTTGAATAACCCTTATCTTTGAGCATGGCAATAACGTCAACGCCTGGACGGATCACAAATTTGGACATCGAATCACTCCTTTCATAGTCATTGTAGCACAAAACGACACAGATTGCAAGTGTACATTCAACAGGAAAGCTGTGTACAGTCAACAGAAATACTGTGTACAATATGCACAAAAATCATGTTGATATTTGTACACGCATTTTTAGTTGATAAACACGAATTTCCTGTTGACATTCACGCGAATTTGGTGTATCATTATAACCGTCAAGAGGACATGAACACATCGACCAATCAGAGGAGGAGAACACCATGAAGCAGTACAAAGTCAGCAGCAATCGCGCTTGTGATGGTCAGAGAGTAGAAAACATCACTTGCAGCATGGAAATCGCTCAGCAGCTTGCAGAAAGCGCCAAGGAAGCTGGACACACCAACGTCAAGATTGAGGAAGTAGAGGAGGAGCAGACCATGAACACCAACACCAAGAAATACAGCTTTGAGATTCGTCAGATTGATGCTCTGAACTATGGTGAGGATGAAGGATGGATTTGGAATACCAGCTACAACATGGGCGAGATGGTCACCAAAGCCAAAGATGAGCGCAAAGCCTTCACAGCCTGGATGAAGCGCCATTTGGGAATCACCTTCAAGCCCAATCGCACTCTGATCGAGTATGACGGAGACGTTTACACCATCATCGACAGGAAGACCAAAGAGCCATTGTTCGCAGCGATTCCGAACTGCTAAAGCCCATCTGACGATGACCAAGCTGGTTACTGGTCGAAACTCCCCAAGATGGGGAGTCATGGGAAACCAAATCAAAGCATAGGGAGGAAGAAACCATGAAGCGCACCAAATCCATGATCTACAAGCCCAGTGAGGAAGCGAGAGAACTGCTGTTGGTCGCCACCAATGAAGGCAAGCTGTATAGCAGCATGATCGTCCCAATCGTCAGGAATCTCGCCAAGAAGATGGCCAATGGAGTATTCAACGCAGACAAAGCCATTGACGCATTCTACTATGTAGCCAATGCAGCTTCCAAGCAGTATCACAAGGATTTCGGTTATTTGTTCACTGTGACTGAGCGTTTCACAGCAGCAAAGGACATGGTTGATTACTACATGGAGAACATTCAGAGTAACGACATTTAGCCCCATCTGATGATGGATTGCTGGCCACAATTCGAAACGCCCATCATGGGCGTCATGGGAAGCCAACACACAGAACACATTAACCATTGAATAAGAGGAGGATAAAACCATGAAGTATGATAACTGCAAGAATTGCCAGAACAGGAATTGTGAACACTTCGGAAAAGATCGAGAGTTTGTATGTCCAAATGGAATCTCATGCAAGGAAGAAAAAGCCAAAGATGAGATCAACAAGCTGACTTTTGACATCAACAATGGTCAAATCATGGAATGGTCACAGAATGACCATGATGATACTGTTCATGTCGCCATCAAATACAATGGCAAGAAAACTTTGGGATATGCCATTCCTGCTGGTGATATGGTGATGCTGTTCAATATGTATACATACGTCAAAGAAAACGACATTCAGAATGATTTCATCAACTACGATGGAAAGAACAAAGACTTCTAAACTCGTTTGGGCGAGTATAAAAAGGCAGTCAAGCCCAAAGCGCCAGGAGGAGCAATCCTCCTGAGTCTGCACAAGAGCAGAATACAACATCATGAGAGGAGAGAGCATCAATGTTGCACAATAACGCACAATTTCGCATCATCTCATTAAACCACAAGCTTAAGGAAAACACAGTATGGTTTACTGGTACGACCACAGAAGATTTCATCCAGTTTATGCAATATGCCATCGATGGCATGAGCAATCCGGAAATCTTGATTCTGGAGAACATCGAAAACGGCGTTACATATGATGCTTATAAGATTGCCATCAACATGTACGGATTGAAGAAAAGAACACTTACGGAAAAGCTGGAGACGATGTAACATGAGTCTCACTTGGAAAACTCCGGAAGTCACTTACTCCAGATTGTATGACGATCTGCTCCACCAAACGCACATTCTGATTGCTGGCGCTACTGGCGCCGGAAAATCTACTGTGGTTAATGGCATGATCCATGCAGCACTCCGAAACGCTCCTTGCAAAGTGGGTTTCATCCTCATTGATCCCAAGGGAACAGAATTGGACGAGTACAAACATCTTCCCCATACTCTGTTGTATGCTGATGCTACCAACGATCCCAAGGACAAACCCATGCAAGCATGTGTTAAGGCTTTGGAGTATGCCATGCAGCTTTATCGCACTCGCACAGCAGACATGAAGCGCAGGAAATTGCGGATGTATGATGGATCAGACATCTACGTTATCATTGATGAGTTGATGCAGCCTATGACCAGAGCAAAGCGTGAGTTTATGCCCATCCTTCAAGATTTACTGTCGTTGGCAAGATGCACTCGAATCCACATCGTTGCTTGCACTCAGTCACCAGTCAGCATGGTCATCCCAACACCATTAAAGTGTAACTTTT